CAACAACCACGAAGCCGAGTTGCGCAAGCAGTACGGCGACGACGTGGAATTAAGAACCGCCGAAGTGCGGGCGGCGGGCGACGATTCGTTAGTTGTCGAAGGCTATGCCAGCAACTTCGAAGTTGAGTACGATTTAGGGTATTTCAAAGAATCCGTTGCGCGCGGCGCATTCGACGACGTGTTAGGCGACGACGTGCGGTTCTTGCTGAACCATACCGGCGCGCCCTTGGCACGAACTACTAACGGCACGTTAGAACTTACGGTCGACGAAACGGGCTTGCGATACCGCGCGGCACTGGCCGACACGCAGGACGGTCGCGACCTTTACAAGCTGATTAAGCGCGGCGATATAACCCAAAGTTCGTTTGCGTTTACGATTGACGCCGACGAATGGAGCGAAGACCGTAGCACGCGAACAATTACTAAGCTGGGCAGGCTTATAGATGTATCCAGTGTGACATACCCAGCAAGCCCCAGTACGACAGTAGCAGCGCGAAACATGGCAGCGGCGGCGCAGGAAGCGGAGGAATTGAACGACGAACAGGTAGCAGCAGAACCGGCAACGGAAGAGCGCGCAGAACCTGAAACCATAAAAACCGAAGCGCGTAACTTTACGCAGAAATCAGAATTTAATTTTTCAAATATGACTCTTAACGATTTAAAGGGCCAGCGATCCGCATACTACGAAGAGTTCGTAGGTATCGGACAGAAGGCCGACAGCGAAGGCCGTTCATTGACTGAGGCCGAGCAGGAACGATGCGACAAGCTCGACAACATGGTNGCCGACTTGGANGTAAANATTAAGCACAAGCAGCGCGAGCANGAAATGGTTGCACGCATGGCGCAAANCGGANCGGCATCNAACGCCGAGCAGCGCGAAGTTGAGCGCGTAAACAACAAGTTCAGCCTTTCGCGAGCTATTGCCACAGTAGCCAACGGCCGAGCTTTGGAAGGTGCAGAGGCTGAATGGTCAGCAGAAGCACAAAAGGAAATGCGGAGCCGAGGATTGCAGACAGCAGGACAGGTTGCCATTCCTACCATTGCTTTGCGTGCTGGAGCGGCTGACGATTTCCAAGCAGGCAGCGGCGACGGTTCAGGATTCGTACCTACTTCCGTGCCAGCAGCCATTGAAGCATTGCGCGCACCGTCCGTTATTGAGCAACTCGGCACGACGGTAATCCGTAACGCTACAGGTAACTTGCAGTTTCCACGCGTAAGTGTGAAGGCGGCAGGAACTGCAGCGACAGAAATCGAAGCAGATTCAGCTTCCGGTATGGAAATGGACGAGTTGACACTCACTCCAAACCGCGTTGCAGCCAACACGAAGTACAGCAAGCAATTGATTTTGCAAGGCGGCCCCGAAGTTGATGCATTGATTGCTAACGAACTAAGCGCAGCAATGAACGCTTTCATTGACGACGCAGCGTTTGACACTATTTTAGCTTCGTCTGCTATCAACGTTTCAACCACAGGCGACACGGCTTTGAATGCAGCCTTGGCGTTTAAGATGGAAAGCGAAGTGCTTGCAGACGGTGGTAACCTTGGCGGCGCGTCTTACGTTATGTCGCCACTTGCTTACGAGCAATCAAAGAGTGAAGCAGCAGTATCAAACGTTTCTGCTTTGTGGGAAGGCGGGAACTTCAACGGATACAACGCAGTTGCAACGCCTTACCTTGTGAATGGCGTGTTGGCTGACACTACAACCGCAGCCGGTCAAATGTTGTTCGGTAACTTCGCACAAGGCGCTATACTCGCGTTTTTCTCGGGCGTGGATTTGTTGATTGACCCGTATAGCAATGCAGGCACGGCGCAAATCGCTTTGCACGTCAACCGATTCTACGACTTCGACGTACGCCAGCCCGGCGCACTCGCGAAGGCTACGCAGTTGACTTGATTTTAAGTAAACTCTAAGAAAGGGGCGGCCACGGTCGCCCTTTTTTTGTGCCCTGAAACCCCAGTAAATACAGGCATTCCGAAAAAAAGAGTAAAATAATCACGAAAAAACTTGCGTAGAAAGAAATCATTGCCGTATCTTTGAAGCAAACAAAAACAAACAGCCATGAACTACCGAGTACAAAAGGACAAGCAAGAACGAGTTGAGCGAATGATTGCAAACATTCCAGTTGGAACACAATTTGAAATGTACACCATTGGCTTCAATGGTAAGCGTATAACAGATACAGGTGTTGTTATTGGTCACACAAAGTCAGGTAACGTAAAGCTGGAAACGACTTACGGTCGTAAATTCAAAACTTCGTACCATTTCCAAAAGCTGGACAAGTCGACAAGCTTTGATGTTGCGGGACGTTACCGGCACTATGTAGAATTCGCATAAATACAGCCCCTCACGGGGCTTTTTTTTTGTCCGTATTTTAGCGACATGATGACCGTTGAAATAACAGGTACGCCGACGCTCGACAGCGTGATAACGGTTGCCGACCTCAAAGAACATTTGCGCGTTGACCACAGCGACGAAGACACGCTAATAACAAGCCTACGCGCGGCCGCTATTTCGTGGGTTGAGGACTATTGCAATACGCGACTGGGCGACGTTACTGCCGTGGGCTACCTCGACTTTTTTTATAACGCGCGGTTCCCCGTCGGGCCGGTGAACTCGATTTCTTCAGTCACGTACACCGACGCGAACGGCGACACGCAGACGCTGCCCGCAGCGAAGTATTGGTACGACATTAAAACAAAGTCGGCGCGCATTACCTTCGACAACGTGCCACAGCTTTACGACGACACGTTCCACGCCGTACAAATCAACATGAACGTAGGATACGCAGAAGCCGACGTACCCGAACCCGTTTTGCACGCGATCCGTTTACTTGTCGGGCATCTGTACGAGAACCGCCAGCAGGTAACGCGCACCAAGCTAAACGAGTTGCCGTTAGGTATTCATTCCCTTGTTTCACCGTACCGCAATATTTTGGCTGTATGAGGTTTGGCACGATGGACAGGCGCATAACGTTGCAACGCGCTACGTTGGCAGCAAATGCGTACGGCGAACGCGCGGAAACGTGGGGCACGCTGGCGACGGTATGGGCGGAAATACAGTACAAGGAAGGCAGCGGCCGCGAAGCTGTACAAAGCGACCAACTTTACAGCCGGCAACCCGTGCATTTTATTATCCGTTATTCGTCCGACGTTAGCGGCGTAAGGCCCAGCGACCGCGTAAGCTACAACGGCGATATTTATGAAATTGAAGGCGTGCAGGAAATCGGGCGCGGCGAAGGTTTAAGAATTGTAACCAGCTTGCGAGGTGAATAATGGACGATATGCAACGACAATTGCGAAAAATCGAAAAGCGTTTAGATCGCGCTGCACGGTTTGGAAGCATTCAGCACAAAGAACTGAAAAAGGTAAATCGTAAGGCGGCGCGCGTTTACGTACCTATTCAGCGAGCCGAGATTACAAATTACCCTGAGGACATTATAATAAAGCGCAGAAAAAAAGGCGGCGGCACGACAAAAACAATTGTACGAAGCGGCCAATTGAAAGCGTCTATTGGCGTTTGGTTTAGCAAGGGAAGCAATACCGCCATAGCAGGACCGCGAGTCAATCCGGGCGGCAACAAACGCTTTAAACGCAAAGTTCGAGAAAGCGCCGACGGTTGGTTCGCTCACATTGTAGAAATGGGCGCACGGCCTTCGCAGATGGAAAAAGGAATGATACCCGGCCGACGTGGGGCACGCTTAAAGACCAAAAACACGGGCGCATTTAAGCGCGGTTTGACCTTAGCGCAACCAGCGGTAAAAAAAGCGCAGGTAAGTTTGTACCGAAGCGAGTTTAAACGATACATGAAATGACTGTAGGAAAAGCGATATACTACCTTTTGACCAATGCGACCGACGTTACGGACGTAGTAAGTACGCGCGTTTACCCGGAAATAGCGCAGCAGGACGCCGATTTGCCATATATCGTTTACGCCATTGCCAACAACGAGCCGACCGATACGAAGCCCGAACCGTCGAAGCTAGATACCGCGCAAGTTGAGGTTAATATTTACTCGCAAAGCTACACGGAATGCATCGACTTGGCTGTAGCCGTTCGCGCTGCTTTAGATCGTGTTAAGGGCACATACAGCGGCGTGAACGTGCAAAGCATTCAGTACCTAAACGAAGTAATAGACTTTGACGAACCGCAACGCGC